GATAGTTTTGATGATTTGCAGTAAATTCTTTTCTTACCCAGCACTTAAACTGCGGTATGTTTGATATTAAATACGCCACTTTATTTAATAAAAAATTTTACTTCATGCCGCCAGCTGGTGGAGTTTTTTTAGGTCTTAATAAGTTAGCTTGACCTTTTGCTCTAGTGCCGACACCTTTTAACGCTGCCGCTACTGATTTAGGCATATTGCTTATGCCTGGATTAGCTTTCATTTCACTCTGCAAAGCTGCGCCACCTTTTGACATATATTTAGGATTTCCACCTTTTGCCATGTATTTAGGATTGCCACCTTTTGCCATGTATTTTGGTTTTTTCATAATTTAGCTCCTGCCGTATAAACCCATATTAGGTTTTGATTTTATCATACCACCTTTTGCAGCGAAAGTTTTAACGTTGGTTGGTTTACCGCCAACTCCTTGTTTTTTAGATCGTTTTCTTCTTACCGCTGATTTAATTTGTTTTTTGCTCATTCTTGCCGCTTTTGCAGCTGGAACGCATTTTGGATATTTTCTTTTAGCATCTGCTTTTTGTTTGGATCTGCCACATTTTTTAAAGCCACCACCTTTTTTTGGTGCTCCGATGTCTACCCAGTCTTGCTTAAACCACTCAGTAAGTCCGCCGCTACTTTTTGCCATGAGCTTTCCTAATTTGTTCTTTACCTTTTTTAAATATATTAGCTATGCTTGTTTTTCCCATTACTTTAGCTCTTTGCTCGCCGACAGTTAATATTTGTATTTTTCTAGCAAAAGGTTTTGAGATTCTTTTTACTTTATTTACTGTAGCAGTAGCATCTTTCATGGTTTTAAACTTGATACTAACTGTATCTTTTGGGTTTTCATCCGTGTAAAGCCTTCTGCCGGATCCTTTAGGTTTTTTACCTGTACCTACCCTTGGATCTTTTTTCTTTTTCATTAGGCGCTCGGCACTCTTGTTTTCTTACGTTTGCTTTGCATCATAGCTCCACAACCTCTGCCTTGGACCATTTTTACAGCACCACCAGCTTGCATGAAACCCATTTTGTTTCTTACTTTTTTAGGTAATTTTGGTAAGCCTTTGTTGTCAGCCGGGATTGGTTTTAAGCTCATTTCACCGCCAGCTGCTTTTTTCTTAGCACCTTTGTATTTACCACCCATTTTTTTGTATTCTGAAACCATATAAGCATTTGCATAAGCCGATGGATATACGTCAAACTTTGCCTTTGCTTTAGCTTTAGCTCTTGCATAAATAGATGGATTAGCTACGTTTGCTGGTGTTTTGGATTTAGCACCACCACCTTTTTTCATTTTAATAGACTCAAGCGTTTTAGCTTGACTTGCATGGGTTTTACTAGCCTTTTTCAAACCCTTAATAACTTTATTTAATTTCTTTTTTGCCATATTACCATTTCACCTTGTCGGCCCAATATGCTGCCGACATTTTTCCTTTTTTAATATTTTTAGCGTGTCTAGCTTTAAATGATTTTCTTTTCATTTTTGTTTTGCGGGACTCGCCTGCCTTTGGTTTGCCAGCTGTTTTAGCTCCTTGCTGTCCAAACCTAATCGTTTTTATTTTGTCACCTTGTTTAGCAACTACAACATGCGACTTGGTCGGATGATTTGGAGTTCTTTTTGGTTTATTAAAACCGCTAACTCCAGCTCTTGCTAATCTCGGATCTTTTTTTCTCTTCACTGCCATATTAAAAAAAGGCGGCCGTAAGACCGCCCTATTATTTATGAGTAGTTCTTAGTTAAAACCAAGATAATCGAATAAGCATCGCCGTTACTGTGTGCAACAGTAGTGAAGTCTATATCACCCGTCACCCCGGATCCTGCATTGTTTGGAATACCAGTAAATAAATCATAGTATTCGTCACCTGTGCTATCCGCAGGTAATGGTATCGCTAATACATTGGTACTAGCGTCAAACTCTATGTCAACGCCCATGCCTCTACAGGCCCAATATATTCTTGATATAGATACAGAACTGCAAGATCTTCCTCTGCTGTCTTTGCTTAAAGCAGAAACATCAACTTTTTTTACGGAAGCCTCGCCGGTGCCATCGCTTTCGTTGGTGAATTTCAGTATTGCTGTTTTTTCACCATCCTGGATAGTCTGACTTGTTACTGTATCAGCCATTATCTACTCCTTACAGCTCAGTTACAGCTGTACGTTCTTTATGTGCACCAATGTAATCTACGCTCAAGGTTTTTGCAGCAGCAGCGCCATTTTGAATACCGAAAGAAACTGTCAGTTCTTCGTTATCTGGAGCATTTGTGCTAACCACTGTGCCAGCTAATACATTGTTTTGATACACATGAAACTTTTGATCTTTAGGATCATAAACAAAACCTAAAGTCATAAAAGTATCATCTGCCAATGAGTTAGGCAAAGTCAATGTAGATTGTGTGCTATCTTTTTCAACGATAAAGCTAATAGTTGCAGCTCCATCTGATTTTAAAAAGAAGATACCATCTGTTACATCTAATGGTGTAGTATCAGTAAGCTGTAAACCAGCAACAATATCAGATTGTGTTGCATCGTTAGTTTTAAATCTAACGTGAAACGCTAACTGTTTGCCACTTTCATATTTAAAGCCTTCTTTAACCAACTGAAAAAAGTCATGGTCGTTATCGCCAGCAGCATTTGTTACTAACAAAATACCACCATCGCCATCGGTCAAAGCCTCTGTCGCGGATCCTGTGCCATCCTCAGTTGTTGTGATTGTCCAATCGGACGCTAAATAAGTATCAAAATCATTAAAGTATGAATGATACTTGTGTGGTGCGGGAGCTTTTAATTTACCTAATGTTCCGTCGGAAGAAACATTGGTAACACCCGAAGTAAAATGCGTAGTCATAATCAGCCTCCTATAAATTAGCCATTGCGGACACCATGCCCGCAACAATTAGTTCTACATCTTAGATAATACTACTGAGCGAGTATCTCTGCAACAGGAGGTTGCTTATATGATTTTAGTTGATCTATGGTATCGTCTGCGGTTCTATGCAAGACACCGATACCACCAGCCTGTGTCCAGGCTTTAATATTTGATTTTCTGTCATCTATTAGAACATGACTAGGCCTTGCAAAAGCAGCTTTATCTTCGCCCTTTATAGTTGCTGTGATAATTACTTTTGGATCTACATGTTTTCTTATCCAATAGATTTTGTCGTTAGTCACTACTGTTCTGTTTAAAGAACCAGAAGCCGTAAGTATTTCCCAATCAATGCCAGACTCTTTGATATAGTTAATGAGTTTAAGCATGCCTGGCATAATTGGTAGATTTCTAAATAAACCTCTGTTACTGAGCTCTATCTTTCTTGAGTCATAGGTTTGCTCGCTGACCAAGGGACCATTTAAGTATTTAGGTCCCTCCACTCCTCTCACAAAATCAGCGAGCACTCCGTCCATATCAACAAATATTTTGTTTATTTTTGTCATGCTATACCATTTTTTACTAAACATTTGTTGTACACATGATTAGCATAACTGTTTAGTTTTAATTTAATCTGTTCTTGCTCGGCGTCTTTTTTTGCCTTTTCTTCGGGATCCATCATGGTTACGTTTCTAATCTCAACTTTTACAAACTTGTTCACATGTAGAATTGTTTTAGCCTCGCAGATCTTAGCTCTTTGAGCATCGGTCAACTTAGTAACGTCAACATTTTCTTGGAAATGAGCAAGACTTTCTTTGGTGGCCCACTGAGGATCTAATCCAATGGTCTTAATATGTCCATCTTCATTTTCATAAAGAACCATGATACCGCTGTAAGTGCTTTTCTTAACAGCGCACCACTTGTCAGTTTTTGGATTCAAAGTCTGGTAACAAAGTCTGTCACCTCTTTTAGTTGTTTCAATCCAATACTTTCTCTTGGTTCTAAGTTTATATCCCCAAGGGTAATCATCAACCACAACAGAATTATCTGCTGAGTCTTTATTGTAAATAATATTCTTTATCATTACGCCACCTCCTTTTCGTTGTAAATAAAGCCGTTAATATCAAAGTTGTCAATAACAACAGTTTGACCATGTGTTTTGTAAAGAGTGCCCTCGTCCATTGGGCCAAGTGGAACCAAAAACCAGTATTTGTTTTTGTTGCCGTCAAAAATAACGTCACCACTAGAAGTAGATCTCAAACCCATAGGCTCGCCAGTTCTCTTGCTAATTACAAGATCTGTAGTAACCTTAATTCTTGGATCATAGTCGCCATTAACAATCTTATCGCCGTCAAACTCAAACTCTGGACCTCTTGACCAAGAGCCGTCAATGTTGTTGGTTAATTCAAAAGCCTCATTTATCGTATCGACATCAACCTCCGCTACTTTTGTGTAACCTTTGGTGTTATCACTAAACTCGTTCGCATGAAATACTGTTATCATTACGCTACTCCTTTTTCTGTAGGCCACATGCTTTGATTGATTAGCATATCAATCTCGGCATTGTCTAAACCTTGTTCATTATTCCAAGCATCAATTGTTGCTTGATCCCAGTTCACATACTCACCAGTTTTAAAATTAGCGAGCGGAACATACCCTCTCATATAATCAACCACTCCGACAGTGCCCTCTAAGCCATACTTAGTGCCGTCGAATATAGCGACTCTTTTACCTTCTGCTTTTTTGGTAGCAGCAAAACCATCTAGATTATTAATATCCATTTTTTTCTCCTTTTGGTTTTTAATTAAATATCTCACATAGTTAATATACTAAATATTGCAACTTTGTGCAACTATTTATACATATTATTTTAATTAATTTAAGGCAAAAAAAAGGGCCAATTAAGGCCCTTTAAATTGTAATACTGAGTAATAAAGTGTATTACGACTTCAAATTATGCACCTTGAGATCCATAGATACCTCTCCAGTCGGAGAAGCCAAATGAATATCTTTCTCTTGCTTTATATCTAATGTTGCCTGTAGAGAAGTCTGGTTCCATAGATGTTTCCATTGGAGATCTTTGGAACATTTTTAGACCTTCGCCCATGCTGTTTACAGATGTAAGAACAAAGAAAGCATCTGGATCAGATAGATAATGGTTTACAACGTAACCACCAGGTAAAACACCTGTGTTTCTGATTGCGTTGATGTCATTATCAGCTGTGCCAGATCTTTGCTGAGAGTTTAAAATTCTGTCAGCAACAAATACTAACTGAGGTGGTATTACCAACTTGTCAGCTTGTACTGAGATTGTTAAACCTCTGTCATCTGTAAATGTAGATATATCAATCAATGCGTCTTCTAGTGAAGCCTCATTTAAGTCAGCCATAGTAGTAGCTCTATTAGCAGCTGATCCACCACCTGCAAGTGGGTGAGCAGTGTTAATAAGTGATACTCCATCGCCTCCTGTGAAGCTAGATGAGAAAGCATTGTTTAAAACATCGGCACCTTTGACTTCCTTAGTGTTAGCCATAGATTTTGCTAATGCTTTAACATATCGTTTACCCAGACTGTCATAAAGATTGTCTTCAACTGCTTCTTCTGTAAGAGCGAAAGCTAACGCCACTGTATCGTGGGTATATCTTGCGCTGTAACTTTCAGATGCGCTGTCAAAAATAACTCCTTGACCTTCTGATTTTACTGGTGCGGAACCAAAACCGGTAACTAACACCTCTTCTTCAAATGCTCTATTTGAATCCTCAATGACAAAAATATCTTCATACTCTCTGTCATATTGGTCATAGGACATACCGAAAAGTGCGTTTAGACCAGGCTCTAGCTCTTTCGCTAATTGTGCTCTTGAAATAGCCATATTAATTTACCTCGCTTATGCTAAACCAGCACCTTTTTGTCCCATGATGTGGTTTTGAATCACACAAAGAACATTGGTGTTTGACGATGCAACATCGTCGTTATCGGGATCCTGGGAGATGTCAATACATTTGAGCGGTAACGTAGCTGTTGTTGCACCAGTTGTTACATCTAGCTCAAGATTGGATCTACCAGACTTAGTATCGCCAACAGGTGAACCATCAACAATGTCAAAGTTACCAAACAGGTCTGCTACCGGGAAGGTATCATCTGCTTGTACTTCAAACACAATATTTGGATCATCTATGACGCTTGCAATAATATCCGAAGCAGAAATACTGCCAGGATAATAGTTTTTAAAGACTTGCTCGCCCGTGGTTGGATCGGTGTAAGAAACACCATTAAACACTCCGACAATAGGAACAGTTCCAGTTGCGGTGTGTCTGCCAATTACGCCAGCTGTCAGTTGAGTTACAAGATCGCCTTGAAATATTGGAGTTGTAGCTCCACTTGCGATTCTGTATCTTGACTGACCACCAGAATAAGGTGCTCCGCCCATCTCACGAACAGGTCTTAAACCAAATGCGGCATCTTTATTTGCCATAAGATTTTCTCCTAATCGTTAATTACTTTTTTCCAAAAGTAACATTAGACTTTCTATCGGAGTCATACTTTACATATCTGCTATCTTTTCTGGACTCATTAAACATATTATTGTCTAACGCTTCTTTCTTCATTCTAGCTTGATCCTCATAATAAGCATTACGCTCCTCACGAGTTTCTGTAGGTATTTTCGCCAATAGTAAGCCTTCGCTATATACTAAGCCAGCGTGTCTGCCTGTATCAGCAGTTGGGTAAGAATATTCAGCAGGTAAGTCAGTCCCTCTTACGAGTTCCCAACCCTCTCTAATTCTTCTTGCCACATTTGCTTTATCCTCTTGGCCCAACATGGATTCTCTTATCCAACGATATTCGTACCCTTCTGGTGCCGGAGGAGTTTCAAGTTTTCTTACTGGCCTCCATGGTTGTCTTCGAGTATTTTTAGCGTGATTCTCGGACTCACGAGATTTTCTGGATTGTACACTTTCATTATTAGCTTCTGTCATTTTGCCTCCCTGTTAGCTATTTTTTGTTTTTCTTTAGCAACGGATTTTAACCATACGTCATCTGCCATGCCATGCGGTTTTATCCCACGGAGCGTTTCGACTTCACTTTTTGTGAAAGATACGCCGTTCTTTTTGCCTTGTGTTTTTTGCCGACTTCCTACGGAAGCAGAGGCGACTCTTTGCACAGCGGGCCTGCCCTCACTTTGTTCAGCATTATCGGATTGTAAACCCGGATAAACTTTATAAACTCTTGAATTTAACTCATCATAATACTCTTCTGAGTCTGGTTCATAGCCTTCTTGAACCAAATTTACATGAGTAAAATACGCATATTGTGTTGGTTCAGCATCTTGACCATACCATTGATTTTGTTTTTGCCAACTCAAAGCCTGTTCTGTTGGCTTTGGTTCTGGTTGTACTTGTTGCGGTTGTTGCGGTTGTTGTTGCTGATAAGGAACATATTGCGATTGTTGTGCTGTTTGTTCCTGTTTTTGTTTTGCAACTCTAATTTTTTCTTTCTGTATAGAAACCTCAGACTTTAAGCTGTCAGCTTTTGACATAAGATCTGCGTCGCCAGCAGAGTGAGCTCTTTTGTAAAGATCATTTGCTTCTCTTTCTTTAGCCTCAACTGCTTCCTCTTCTTTTTGCAATATAGTTTGTTGTGCCTGGATTGCATGCTGATAGTAATTTTGAACCTCTGCTTCCCTTTGTTGTAAAGCAGCTTCTAATTTTGCAGCTCTTTCTTCTGTTGCACGATTACGGGCGTTTAGTTTATTAATACGCTTAGATACACTTTTGGTGTAATTTTCTAACTCGTCTTCACTTGAAGCATCGGACGACGCTTCGTTTTCAGTCACTTCTACCTCAATTTCATCAACCTCTGGTTGCTGAACTTCTTTTACTTCGTTTTCTGTTGTCATAAGCTCACTATGTCATCTGGATTGAGAATGGTGGCTATTACTTCATCATCATTGATGATTCTAACCTCCGCACCATCTTCAAGTTTAAATCTTGAACCGGAGTAACGTCCAATTAAAACCCATTGTTTTTCTTCACACCAAGGTTTATCTCCAAATCTAGCCTTATCGTTATAACATTGTGGTCCTTTTTTAACCACATAAGCTACTATACTTGCTAGAGCCTCACGATCTTTTGTTTCTTTTGCTAAGACAATACCGCCTTTTGTTTGTGCTTTTCCAGCATAAGGTAAAACCAACATTCTCCATCCTGTTGGTTGTGGCATCCGTTCTAATATTGAAGCATCTAACTTTTCTGGATCAAGTACCAAATCTTGTGGATCCACATAGGCCTCTGCCACTTTTTTTGCCAAAATGTTGTTTTCTACTGCTTCTGAACTCATATATCTTTTCCTAAATCACTTATCTCATTTGCAATATAGTATAAAGCAGAAAGCTCTCCTTGCAAATATTTATAATGTTCTATATCTTTTAATCCACCAGACATTAAAGTTTCTTGTATTTGTTTTTCTCTGCTTTCAATCAATCTCTTGATTTTAGCCATTAAATCTATTTCGTCCATTTACGATTTTTTCTTTGGTCTGCCTCTTTTAGCTGGAGCTTTTTTTGTTGTTTTTTTAGAAACTGTTTTCTTTTTAGCTGGCGCTTTTTTAACAACTGGCTTTTCTTCTACAACAACTTCCTTTTCTACAGGTAAGCCTTGTTCAATTTGTGCCATTTTGCTAGCTATTCGTTTAAGATTTGCCTGGTGCTTTTTTTCTTCTGCTTCTTGAGCAGCTTTTAAGTCCTCGGCTTCTTTGATTCTTTCAGCTTTTTTTTCAGCTTTAAGTTTCTTAATTGCTTCTAATTTATATGATGTTGTCATAGTAAGCCTCTTATTTTATTTTCTAATTCAATTAATTTCAAATCAGCATTTTGTTTTAATCTATCGATTGCTACTTCGAGTTTATCATCTGCAATGTCTTTTTGCACACCCATACGTTCTTGTTGTAATTGAGCATCAAGCATTTTTTCTTGTGCTCTTTGCTGTTGTTTTGCTTCAAATTGTTGAGATTCCATATCTAATTCTTTGTCTTTTAGATCTAATTCTTGTTTTCTAATGTCTACTAAAGGATCTTCACTATTGCTCATTCCTATTGATTGTAAAAACTCGCTAGCTAATTGAGCCATGATTGCAGAGCTAAATTGTTCCATAACCATTTGCATTTGTTGCATAATCATTTGTGCTTCTTCTGGCGATACTTGTTGCATTTGTGCTTGTATCTGAGCCATTTGTTGTTTTGTTTCCTCTGGCATTTGTTCTTCTGCCATTTGACTAGCTAAGAATTGTAAATGTTGCATGCAATGACTAATAATTAAGGCTTGCACTTGTGGACTTTCTCTAACAATATTGGTTAAAAACAAACTTTTGTGTGCCTCTAAATGCGCTTGGTGATTCTGTTCTGGAAAAGCCTGGGCAGGTTGTCCCATCAAAAGTCCAGAGTTTTCAGTACCAGCATCTACTGGTCTTGGTGTCATATCTGGTGGTGGTTGTAATAATGATTCAACATTATCTACACCCAAAGCAGCATACATTCTGCGATATGCTTCATAAATACCAAGCGGTCCGTGTATTTCTGGATTAGATTGCACCATTTGTAAAAGCTCTTGTGCTAATGTAACTCTTTGACTTTGTGAAAAAATGTTCGGATCCGATACAGGTATAATATCTACTCTGTCATCAAAATCTTGTTGTTTTATTTCACTTGGTCCTGTGCCTACTTGAAAAGTGTAAACAGGCGGTAAAAACTCAGCAAAAACTTTAGACATCAAGCCAAATTCAATTTTTTGGGAATGATGCAACCTTTTGTGAATGGCACTCATTACTTTTGTGCCACGCTCTAGTAAAGCGACAGTGGTTCCAACTGGCATAGCTTGGTTCATGTCGCCAACATTCATGTCTGCTATAGCGGCGAATCGTTTACCAGAGTCGACCAATATACCGAGTAATTGCATCAATACATTACTAGGTTCTTTGATAGGTAACGGAATTAAGTTTTCTCGTAAAGATCCGCCTGTAGTATCTATATCTCTAAACTCGCCTGGTTGTAGTGGATCATCCTCATCACGGATTCTCATACCTCTAGCTTTAAAACCAGCTGGTAAATTTGCTAATGTTCCCGCGTCAATAAGCTGCCTTAGTATTGAGGTCGATGCTTTTGATAGGCCGCCAATCATGTGCGACAGTCCTAAACCATAAAAACCAAGACCAGGCATAAATTTATATTGCACAAAATAATTTATTTTATTTTTGAGTAGATCATTAGGTAAATAATTTCTGCGAATAGATAATACTTTTTCTGAGTCCTCTTCAATGGTGACTATGTAAGGTAGTTTAAGTCCAGTAGGATTACCTTGTTCGTCTACATCCTCAAAACCTTCTATATCCAAAACAGTATGTACTTCATAAACTGTTCTGTTCCTATTTTCTTTATACGATGGTGAAACGCCTTGTATTTCATCTATGGCCTCTGCTATATCAGAGAGATCATCTGAATAACTTTCAGAACCTATGTCAACATTTGCGTAGAATCCAGACAGTTGTTGTTTTTTAATCTCATTAGCTGACATGCTTATAGCATGAGTAATTCTTTCGGCTGAACTTATGTCTGGTGCTTCATAAGGCACAATAAGATCCTCTGGCGGTATAAACTTAGAAACTGCTCTATTTAGAACAAAATCAAAATAAACTTTTTTAAATGTAGATCCTGCTAATGGTAAGTAAAATAACATCTGATCTAACTCTGGATCATACTCTTCCATTACATTCATAATGTAATAGTTCATAAACTCTTGGACTCTTTCTGCTTGATTTTCTGTTTCTATTGTACGAGCACCAACTATTTCTGTTTTTACAGGTCCTTTTGCTGGCAACATTTCTTTGTAAGCCTGTGCTTGGAATTGAGTAGCGGCCTCTGCCAAAATCGGATGGACCACGCCAGAACTACCTTCAAAAGGTTGCGATCTTGAGTCATCAAACTTCATACCTAAATATTTAAGGCCATCGGTATAGGTCTTTTCCCATTCAGATCTGGATTGTTTATCGCTTTTGATTGAGCTGAGTAAATCGTTTGAAATGCTTTGCAGTATGTCTTCGCCTAAAAAATCTACTAGATTAGAATTGAAATCCATTTCTTGCGGTTGTGCGCCTTGTATTTCTTCGTCAATAAACAAATTTTCATTTTCTATAAGTATTTCAGCAGCTTCTCTTATTTGATCTTCTCTTGTGGTATCAAGAGGTATTTCAACAGCAGAGCCTTGTACTCTTACATCCGGATTATCTTCTGTGCCTAATTGTTTGTCTATCGCCATAATTACCTAGTGTATCACTCTTGCTTCATCTTTTTCCATTCCAACTATGTCTGTTAGTTCGCCCTCAACAATTAAACCATTCAGTTCTGCAATAGCCTCTGCTATCTCGATGGTTTCTGCATGTATGTTAGGTCCGCCATATTCTTTGCCATCCCAAACAAACCTAGTTAAATAAATTTTCAATAATAAACTGTCCTGTTCTTTTTTAATAATCGCACCTCATCTTGGTAATCTTCATGTAAAGATACAAAACCACCTTGTCGGAAACGCATCAAAGCCATTGTAGCACTATCGCAATAGTCATCATAATCTCCAAATGGGAATGACGCCATTTCTTCTATTACTTCTTCTGCAAAATCATGCTCTGGTGCCCATACCATACCAGACTCAAACATGGGTGCGACACTATTCATTCTTGCTATTTTGTCTTGACCTCTACTTGGTGAGTAAGCAGTAACAGGTATTCCCATTCTTCTTAATTCATGCGTGAGCGGTGTTCCAGATGCTTTTGCTTCAATAAGAACACAATCCGGCTCCCAATATCTATATTCTTCTAAAGCCATGCGTTTCAACTCTGGAAAGTCACAACGCACCCTTTTTGCGTCAAGTAGTATTATTTCATCTGCGTCTTCTTCTCTATTGAATATTGCCCAGGTCGTTATAGCAGAATAATCTGCTGTTTCTTTTTTTGAGAACGCAGTATCGTAACTTTGTATTACATAAGAGTAATCTGGAATATCTGGGTTTTCCCATCTTTTCCACCACTCTCTTTTTACTATAGATCCCTCTTCTGCGGTAGGATTTTGCATCCACTGACTATTCCATTTAGATATAGGTAAAGACGCTTTAACACCTAGCAACTCATCTTTTTTCCAAAACTCTGGCCATAACGGATCCTCTGATTCTGGCATGATTGCTGGAAACTCAACCACTTCCCATTTATCAGCATGGTCTTCGCCTTGTTTATTTAGGACTTTGCCAACCAAGTCTTTAGTGCTCCATCTTGTCATTACTATCACAATTATTCCGCCTGGTTGTAAACGCTGTCTTGGTCCAGATGTGTACCATTCGTAAGCCGATTCTAAGGCTTTTGGTGACATGGCATCTTGTTCAGAATGAGGATCATCAATAACTAAAAGATCCGCACCACGACCTGTAATTGCACCACCAACACCAGCAGCAAAGAACTCACCTTCTTGATTACTGGTCCAACGACCTGCTGATTTATTATCCGCTTGTAGTTTTAATTCTGGAAACACATGTTGATATTCTTCGCTATCTATTATGTTTCTGACCTTACGACCAAAACGCACAGCTAACTCAGCGGTGTGTGTGGTTTGTATAATTTTTAAATCGCCTCTGCGGCCCATCATCCAGGCTGGAAAAAATGTTGAGGCAAACTCTGATTTTGAGTGCCTTGGTGGCAAACATACGATTAGTCGTTTTAATTTACCATCGGCAATCCTGTTAAATTTATCAGCAATGATTTTATGGTGTCTGCCCTCTATAAACTCTGGCCACATGTGTTTTACGAAAGAAATAAAATCGGCTTGGCAAGAGTCTTGTTTTTCTAACTGATCGTAACGATTCAATAGAGCTACAGCTTCGGCTTTATCTTGCTCCGATAAAATATCAAAATCTTTGAAAGAAACCTCGTTCATAAGCGAGCTGGGCAGTTAGGTAGTGACGTAAAAAACCACCCAACTCTAAGCGTAAAACGCCTAGGGGTAGTATTACATATAGTTAAACTTCGTGCCATTGTTCGTTTTGAAAAAGCAGTGATTCAGCCTCTCTACGACGTATTAATCCTTGCAGAGTTTCACCGCCAGCTTTATTCCACCTACGCATTTGTGCTGGTACTTCACTCTTTTTGTTATCGTTTAGAACTTTAAGCATGGTGCTTGCATTAAGATTTGCAGGACCAAGATTAAATGTCCAAGACACCAAAGCATCAAACTCATGTTGCTCCAGCGGTACTTTTACTGCTTTATTTACAGCTTCTTCAAAAACCTCAACGTCCTCTAATAATAGTGCATCGGCTCTTTCTTGTGATATTTCCATGCCTTCTTTAATACCGCTAGTTGAGCCAAAACCTATTGTCCAAACTCCTGCGGCACATTGGTAGCTTTCAAGTTTACAGCCTTCAAACTTTTTAATAAGAGCAAGACCTTCTTGTGATATTTCCATTTTATTCATTTTATTCTCCCCATTTTTTTGTTTTAGTGCCGCCGTGATAATCGACAGCAAGGTTTTCTTTTTTAAGTAAATCAGCGATATTACTTCAC